GTGTTAATTATTAGTGAACGTAAAAGACCGCTGACTGAGTACGGCGTGGAAGTCAAGGTGCGACTTGTTAAGCTCAACAAGACACAGAAGTGGCTCATTGAGGAAGTCAAGAAGCTTCTTCCTGAAACTTATCTCGACACATCAAACCTGTATAAGATAATGACGGGTGAGATAAAGTCAAACAAGATTGAAGCGGCTATCAATGAAGTCCTTGACATTAATTATACTCAGAACGCTGAAAATGTCAACAGCTAACAGTCCGATTGAACGGACAGAAAATGAGAGGTGAACTAATGGACAAGCTTAAGGAGCAAAAGGCGATAGCTCGTTTGAAAGCTTTTGAGCCTGCTGACGGCTATAGACTTGCTTACAGTGGTGGAAAAGACAGTGATTGTATCAAGATATTAGCACAGCTTGCAGGAGTTAAATTTGAAGCGGTACACAATTTGACAACTGTTGATGCACCCGAAACTATGAGATACATAAAATCACAGCCCGACATTCGCATAGAAAAAGCCTATGACAATGACGGTAATCACATTACAATGTGGAACCTGATCGTTAAAAAGCTAATGCCGCCAACACGTCTTTTGAGATACTGTTGTGATGAACTCAAAGAACGTTCGGGTAGCGGCAAGGTGCTGATAACTGGTGTTCGCTGGGCTGAAAGTTCTAATCGTAAAAACAATTCAGGTGTCGTTCAGGTACTCAACAAGCCAAAGCATACGCAAAAATTTGCGGACAAGATAGGTGCTGAATATCATGTTTCACCAAAAGGCGGTATCATCTTGAACAATGATAACGACAATGCCAGACGTTTGGTCGAACACTGCTATGCAAAGCAGAAAACGATGATAAACCCGATAGTGGATTGGGATGACAATGATGTATGGGATTTTCTTCATCACTACGGCTGCGAAATTAATCCGCTATATAGCTGTGGATTTAATCGTGTAGGCTGCATCGGCTGCCCTATTGCGGCAAGACATCAGCATGCAGAGTTTCAACGGTACCCGAAGTACAAGCAAGCATATATACGAGCGTTTGACAAAATGGTTGAACGGAGAGTAGCAATGGGAAAACCAACGTCTTGGAAAACAGGAACAGATGTATTTAAGTGGTGGGTTGGTGAAGATACTGCACAAATAAGCTTTGAAGATTTGGAGGCATAAACGTTGAATTTAAAAAAGATAGCCTATTATCTTGGCATTGCATTGTGCCTAGCAAGTCCACTTGCATTCGGTATATGTACGCTTGCAGGGCTTGACAACACAGTTCCGTTGTCACTCATGATAACTAGCAATGTTTGCCGGATATGTTCGTTGGAAGCAGAAATGACAGAAAACACAATGAGGAGGTACAAAGGTATGAAACTGTACAAAGTCACAACAATAGACCAGTTTCATGATAAAAGGGTGTTCACAGTAGCTGCAAAGAGTCAGTACGAGGCTCTGACAAAGGCAAGTATTAGCTCTCGTGAGAATGTCTTGACTATCGAGGAGGTGGACTAAATGAGGTCACCTGACATTGAAATAGCAGTGCGGCTGTACTATGAAAAGCCCGAAATAACCAATTCGGATATCAAGGAACTGTTCGGCACAGGTGAAACGCAGACTATCAAGATCAAGAAAGCTGTTAAGGAAGAAATGGCAAAGCGTGGCGTGAAGTCATGGCTGCCACACTCGGTCAATACCGAGATAGCCTACGAGGTGTGGGGCATTGATATCGACAACTTCGAGAAAAGGCTTAAAAAGCTCCGCACGCTTTACGGAAAGGACGTGAGAAAATGATAGCCGTGTTAGAGATAATCAGATGTGCCGCAGCGGTAGCGCTCTTGGTGGTGCTTACAATGTATGTAGCGTACAGGTGGTATGTAAGCGTAAAAGAAACTGCCTACGAGGAAGCAGAGGAGAGCATTAAGCGTGCAGTGAGAGAAGCAGGCAGACCCATAGTCAAGGTCGAAGTTGAAATGAAAGGAAAGTGGTAAAATGGCGTTGATACTGCTGATAACAATAGCTGTGCTTGCAGTGATAGATGTAGTGATATACATAGTACTTGGTGCCATTGAAAAGCAGTTTAAGGAGGATAAAGATGACGAAAGATGAGATAATTACTGTGGCTAAATGCTGTATAGTAGACAACTGTGTATCATGCCCGCTTGCAGGACATGGTAATTGCATCACTGATTTCATGAATCATATTCTCGAATACATGAAAACCGAGCCTGCACCTGCGGCAACAGACACAAGCTCGGAGATATTGAAAAATATCAATTCAACACACCTTGATGATAGCACAAAAGAACAGATTTGTCAAGCATACAAAACTGCTGATGAAGCTTGTGAAGATATAATTGATATCTATGAAGTAATGTCTGAGCGAGAGCATAGAGCTTTTAATATTGGAGAAGTGTACGGAAAAATATGTAGCACAAGGGATAAGCTTGAAAAGTTGAAAGGCGGCGACGGCAATGAACATTAACGCAAAGAAAGCTCAGGACAAGCTGTCGCAGGAGCTGTCTGCCGCTAAGCTTGGCAAGTATGCGCAGGCGGTCGCAAAGCCTACTCTTGAGGTCCTCAAAACTTTCTGTGAGCAGAACGAGGAGTTCGCTCAGGCGGTCCTGCAGACGGACAGGACTTTCGCTGAGTGTGCAGAAAACGCTGTTAAGGGTGCAGGGGGAAGTATCTCGGATATCGAGGTCTACCGCAGAGCTGTAAGATTTTACTTCAAGGGTGCGGACGTTCATTTCAATATGACTATCGACCTGGGCGACGGCTCGGACAGCGAAGAAACAGCAAAACCGCCTGTCAGCTTGTCACTTGACAGCTTGCTTGACTTCTGAGGTAGCAGTATGAAAAAGACAAGAAAAGAGGCTCTTATCTACTGCTTTCCTGCGGTGGATAAAGAGCTTATGGATAAGATGAAAGGCAGAGGTGCTAAGAATTATGTGGTGTTCCTCACAAGGGGTGCTGAGCTTTTTGCACGTTGCTTTCACCGATACTCAACGGGTGACCTTGTGGAAAGACAGCGGTATGTGTTCGCCCGTGACGGCTCGGTGAGATACGGCAGTGATAACGGCATTAACTGGTCGGTGCGTAATGACTTCCGTGAGCCTGTCTTTTGCAAGTGCTGTATGGGATATAACTATGATAATTCCTATTCGGTGCTGAACGTCAAAGCCATAGACAAATCGGATATGCGTTATAGTCAACATCAGCATTATCACGGCAATATGCTTATATGCTATCTTCACGCATATTGCAAGCACCCTAATCTTGAGTATCTTATGAAACAAGGCTATGACGTAACAAGCGTGAGATACACAGGTTGGTGGGGATATCAGGAAAAGTTCCTGCTCTCTCAGCGTGTGAACTGGAAAAGTAATGACCTGCTGAAAATGCTCGGACTAAACAAGACGGAGTTCAAGACACTCAAAGGCAGCGAACAGCTGTGGGAGCAGTATCTTGACTATCGTGAGGAATATCCAAAACTCAGACCAGAAGATTTACTGAATATAGCAAAGGTCTTTAAGAACGAACACGGCACTCTTGAACGTCTTGTGAGGATAACAGGTCTTACACCGCAAAGGGTGGCACGATACATACACGAGCAGGAAATGACACCTCTTGATTACAGCGACTATCTGGAGCAGTGCGAAACGCTGGAGTATAACATTCACGATACAATGATAGCGTTGCCACACGATTTCTGGACAATGCACAACAGACTCACTCAAATCATCAACTATGAGCATGACGAGCTTGTTTTGCAGAACTTCACAAAAAGGCTTGCAGAGCGTGTCTGCCTTGAATTTTCGGCAGACGGCTTGCTTGTCAGACAGCCCCACAGTTTGAAAGAGATAGAGGACGAGGGCAGGATACTTTCCCATTGTGTGGGCGGATATGCAGAACGCCATGCTATGGGGAAACTCAGCATAATGTTTCTGCGGAAAGCCTCTGAGCCTAACAAGCCTTACTATACTGTTGAGGTGAACCAATACGGCGGTATCGTGCAGTGCAGAGGGTATAGGAACAACGTGGTACAAAACGGCGGCGAGGACAAACCGCAGGAGATAAAGGACTTTGAACAGAAGTATCAGCGGTATCTTGACAGGGTGTTCGCTGAGAAACGAAAGGAGCGTAAAACAGCATGAACGAACTATCGGCAGAATATATCAAGGCGGCTGAGCTTGACCGCAGGATAAAGACCTCAGCTCAGCTTGCACAGCAGAGCCTTTACGATATGTGTATGGGCTTTAAGGAAATGAGGGACAGCAGGCTTTACAAGGAGCTTGGGTACTCCGATTTTGGAGATTACTGTGAAAAGGAAACAGGTTTTTCAAGAATGAATGTGTACAATTACATTAGAGTGGCTGAAAAATTACCGCAGGATTTTGTAAACTCGAGTTTACAGATCGGAGTTAAAAAGCTGACACTTCTTGCTAAGCTTTCCGATGAAGAACGAACAGAGCTTGCCGAAAATATCGACCTTGAAAGCACTACTGTCAAGGAGCTCAAAGCAAAAATAGATATTTTGCAGAACGAGCGTGACAGAGCCATGGAGTCAAATGCAGAGGCAAGCCATCAGGTCTTTATGGCGGATAAAAAGGTGCTTGAAATGAAAAATAAGGTAACACAGCTTGAAGCCGAGATAAAGGAGCTTGAGAGCCGTCCTATCGAGGTAGCTGTGGAAACGGACAGCAAAGAGGTGGCAAACCTTAAAGACGCTATGCGGCGTGTTGACCTTGACTGGTCGGAAAAATATTCAAAGCTTGAAGAAGACAGCCTGAAAGACCGCAGAGAGCTTTTGCAGAAAGCTGAGCAGGCTGAAAAGGATAAGCAGGACAAGCTTTCACAGCTTCGTGAAGAGCTTGACAGAACTAAGGCTGAGTATGAGAAAAAGCTTGCGGGAAAGGTGGATACCGCCCCCGTGCAGGACGATAAAGCCATATTCAAGGCTTATCTTTCCACCGCTGTTGACAGCGTAACAAGGCTCGTGGACTTTGTGAACGAGCATAATGACAGCGACAATTACGGACTTTTCACACAGAAAGCAAGACAGCTTGCGGATATAATCAATTCAACACTGGAGGTATAAAAATGAAACTTTATGAGCTTACAAACGATTTTCAGAGGCTTTTTGACAGCCTTGAGGATATGACGGAAAATGCCGAGCTTACGGCAGAGGAAAAGGCTGAGGCTGAAAAGGTGTGGTTTGATACCCTTGAATGCGTTGAGGCTGAGTTTACAGACAAGGCAGAAAACGTTGCAGCTTATGTCAAGGTGCTGAGCAGCGAGGCGAAAATGCTTGAAGCAGAGGAGAAAGCCCTCAAAGCAAGACGTGAGCAGAAGGTCAAGCAGGCAGAGAGCCTTAAAGCTTATCTTATGAACAGTATGCAGAGGGTCAACCTTAACAAAATAGAGGGCGTTATGGCTAAGATAAGCATAACAAAGGGCAGGGAAAGCACCGAGATAACAGACCCGAAAGCCTTTGTGGAGTGGGCAAAGGTCAATGATGACAGCCTGCTGAAATACAAAGATCCTGACATAAGCAAGACGGCTGTCAAGGCGGCTATCGAGGCAGGCAGAGAGATACCATATGCGGCAGTTGTCCGCAGACCGGGACTGACCATAAGATAAGGAGGAAAAGAGAATGGGACTTGCGATACTTGTATTAGGCTTTTCGGGAAGCGGCAAATCTGCTTCCCTGAGAAATTTCAAAGAGGACGAGCTTGCACTTGTGAACGTGAATGGAAAACAGCTTCCGTTCCGCACACAGTTTAAGTCAACGATACATACTGACAATTACGGTGAGATAGAACGCTTTATGAAAGCTCAGACGGCAAAGTCCATAGCCGTTGACGATAGTCAGTATCTTATGGTGAACGAGTTTATGCGCCGTGCAAAGGAAACGGGCTATCAGAAGTTCACTGACATTGCAAAGAATTTCTGGGAGCTTGTGAGAAGCGTTGAAATGCTTCCCGAAGACGTTATCGTGTATTTTCTCAATCACCTTGATACAGGCGAGGACGGCAGGCAGAAAGCTAAAACTATCGGCAAGCTGCTTGATGAGAAGATAACTGTCGAGGGTATGTTCACAACTGTGCTTAAAACTGTTGTGGTTGACGGCAAGTATCTTTTCGCAACTCAGACGGACGGCACTGACACCTGCAAAAGTCCTATCGGGCTGTTCGACAGTATGTACATAAGCAACGATCTGAAACTTGTTGATGAAGCGCTGAGGACATACTATCATCTTGCAGACGAACATATCTGCTCAGAGTGCGGAAAGACGATAATGTCAGACGGCAAGCGTACTGTTCAGCAGATAATAGACGGCTCGATGAAGAATTATGGCAAACAGCTTTGTATGAAATGCGTTCTGAAAAGGGTAAAGGCGGCGAAGTCCAATGAAGCTGAGAGCGTATCAGAATGAGCTGGTGGAGCAGGTAAGGCAGGCTTGGCGTGCAGGTTATAAAGCACCCTGCATAGTCTTGCCTTGCGGTGGAGGAAAGTCCTGCATAGTGGCTGAAATGGCTAGGCGAACGACCTTTAACGGCAAGAGAGTGCTTTTTCTCGTCCACCGCCGTGAGCTTGTGGAGCAGATAAAAAAGACGTTTATTCGCTGGGGCGTTGATATGAAACTCTGCGAGGTGGGTATGGTGCAGACTATTACAAGACGGCTTAAAAAGCTTGCCAGGCCTGCACTTATCATAACTGACGAAAATCATCACAGCCTTGCTCAGTCCTACAAACGCATATACGAATACTTTTCAGACGTGCCGAGAGTGGGCGTTACAGCGACTCCTGTTCGCCTTAATGGTGACGGGCTTGGTGACGTGAACGACAAGCTTATCGTTGGCGTATCCGCAAAATGGCTTATTGATAACAGCTGTCTTGCACCTTATGACTACTATGCTCCTGACGTTGCCGACCTTACAGGGCTTCACGTTTCTCACGGGGAATATATGGCGGCGGAGATTGAGAAAGCTATGGTGAAAAACACTGTTTTCGGCGACGTCATAAAGTATTACAAACAGTTAGCAAATGGCAAAAAAGCGGTCTGCTACTGTGCTTCCGTCAGACATTCTCAGCGGACGGCAGATGTATTTAATGACAACGGCATAAAGGCGGCACACATTGACGGCTCTACTCCTAAGAGCGAGCGTGACAGCATTATCTCAGCTTTCCGCAGGGGAGATATAACTGTGCTGTGCAACGTTGACCTTATCTCAGAGGGCTTTGACGTTCCCGACTGCGAGTGTGCCATACTCCTGCGACCTACCAAGAGCCTCACTCTTTACATTCAGCAGGCTATGAGATGTATGCGTTATCGTCCCGATAAAAGGGCCGTCATAATCGACCACGTTGGCAACTATGCAAGGTTTGGTATGCCTGACGATGACAGGCAGTGGAGCTTGGAGAAAAAGCCTAAAGCTCAGCATAAAAAGCAGGAGCAGAGCGACAAGGTGAAACAATGCCCCGAATGTTTCTATACTTTCTCCGCTCCTCCTGCGGGGATGAAAATATGCTGTCCTCATTGCGGATATGAGTTTCCCACAGCCGAGAGAAAGCTTGAAACAGACAGCAGCGTGGGGCTTGTAAAGGTGGAGGGATTTAAGCTTGACTTTTCAAGTCCTGCCGATTGTCATACCTATCCCGAACTTTTGCAGTATGCGAAAAGTCACGGCTACAAATCAGGCTGGGCGTATTATCAGGCAAGGCAAAGGGGGCTTATAGGTTGACGGAAGAACACAGGATACAAAACGAGATACGCTGTGCGGTATCGCCCTACTGCACTGTCTTTCGTGTGAACGTGGGCGAGGGCAGGACAGTTGACGGCAGATATTTCACCACAGGCGTGCCGAAAGGTTTTTCAGACCTGTTCGGCGTAAGGCATAAGGACGGCAGAGCTGTCTTTATCGAAGTTAAAACAAAGTCGGGGCGAGTTCGTCCTGAGCAGAAGAAGTTCATAACAAAAATGCGTGAGTGCGGAGCATTGGCAGGAATATGCCGCTCAGCAGAGGACGCAGTAAATTTACTAATGGAGGAATAAAAAATGGGATTTAAGTCAAATCAATCAGAGGCATTTCAGAACGGATTAAAGCCTGAGGGCGATTACGAGTGCATCATAACCGCTATCGAGGAACGCACAACAAAGAAAGGCTCGGTGGGTCTTAACTTCACTCTCGTCATCAGAAATGACGTGCAGGGACAGAAATACGGCAACTCCTGCCTGTTCCACACCATATGGAAAAAGCACGAGCCTAACGAGAACGATATGCAGGTGGAGGGCTACAACTTTGCTCAGCTTATGGCAATGGGCAAGGCGGCTAAGCTTCCTGACGGCAAGGAGTATGACAGCCTTAAAGCATACTGCACCGACCTGCTGAACAAGTGCATAAGGGTAGATCTCACGCACGAGGAATGGAACGGCAAGGAGCAGGAACGCATTAATTTTGTCAACCCTACAAAGTATCCTGAGTGCAAGCATAAGTTTAAATCCTCTGCACCAACGGCGGACAGCTTTGCGACTAAGCAGACGGGCTTTGCAACGCCTAAGACAAATACGCAGGCTGACAGCGCCATAGGCTCCCTTGAAGATTTTGAGGACGTGCTTACAGATGACGGCGTGCCGTTCTGATTTCTGAGAAAAGCGAAAAGTCATAGTGCTTTTGCATAAAAACGCAGATGATATTTTGTGCAAACAAATGATTTATATTTTAATTTGGCAACATTTCTGCAATTGTTGTATTTTTTATGCAACAAAAGTGGTGTTTTTCGGGGATAAGTGAAAGGCTTTGACTTTTCAAAATTTATGTTAGGAGTTGGATATATGTACGAACAAATACCGCAGGAGCTTAAAGCCCTGCCAAACTGGATATGCTGGGACGCTGTGCCTGATGAAAAGAGAGGGAAGATAAAGAAAGTGCCGATAAACGCACTTACCGGCGGAGGGGCTATGTCAAATAACCCCTCTACTTGGTGCGATTTCGATACGGCGGTGAGAGCCTCAGAAAAACATTCGGGCATAGGATTTATGTTCGGCGGCTGTCCGTATTTCGGTGTTGACATTGACGGCAAAGAGGAGGAGCTTGAGGCATACCAAAGGGGAGAGAACGGCAACATCATATCCGAATTTATCTCCACCCTGCAAAGCTATACTGAGATATCTCAATCGGGCAAGGGCATACATATCATATGCAGAGGAACGCTCCCAAAGCGTGGCAGACGCAAAGACTCAGTTGAGATGTATGAGGACGGCAGATTTTTCGTTATGACAGGCAACTCCTGCTCAGAATATGAGAGTATCGCAGAGTGTTCCGACAGCATAAAGCCATTGCACGAAAAGTACATAGGAGGCGGTCACGAGCCTGTGGCAAAGGCTGTTCCTGCTGTCAGACTTGACACCGCAGACCAGATAATCAAAGCTGCGGCAGGTGCAAAGAACGGAGGAAAGTTCGTTTCTCTCTACAGCGGCAGAACCGCAGGATATACCTCTCAGTCTGAGGCTGATATGGCGTTTTGCTCAATGCTTGCCTTCTGGACAGGCTGTGACGCAGAGAAAATGGATATGATATTCCGCTCCTCAGGTCTTATGCGTGAAAAGTGGGACAGGGCGCAAAGCGGTTCGACCTATGGCGCACTCACCATTCAGAAAGCCATTGCAGATTGCGACAAGACCTATTCGCCAAAGTTCGCAGAGGGATTTTCTCTTAACTTCAAGTCACCCTCTGAGCCGATTTCTGTGGGTGCTGTAGAGCAGGAAGAAACCAAGCCAAGACTTTATTCATTTGACGATACAGGCAATGCAGAACGCTTTGTTGACCTTTTTGGCGAGCAGGTGAGATACTGTTATACAGACAAACGCTGGCTTTGGTATGACGGCAGAAAGTGGTGTACCGATATGACAGGCACGGTTAAACGCCTTGCTGATAAGGCTGTGGCTTGTATGGCGGCAGAGGCAAAGGTGTACGCTCAGCTTGACGCAGACGAGGGAACGGATATGGCGAAAGCTTTTGAAAAGCATATGAAGTCCTGCCGTTCTAACAAATCAAAGAACGCAATGCTAAGCGAGGTCATGCACCACGTTCCTGTTCTGCCTGCTCAAATGGACAGATTTAAAACTGTACTCAATACCCCGGGTGGAGTTATCGACCTGCGAAGCGGCGGCATATCTCCTCACGACCCTATGACATATCTGACGAAAATGACAGCCGTTGAGTATTCAGAGAATGCCGATTGCCCTCGTTGGCTTGCATTTCTTGACGACATTTTCAGAGGGGATAAAGACCTTATCAGATACGTTCAGAAAGCTGTGGGATATTCCCTGACTGGCTCGACCACCGAGCAATGTGCGTTCTTTCTTTACGGAACAGGACGAAACGGCAAGTCAACTTTCATTGATATCATAAGGGATATTTTCGGGGACTATGCGGCAAATATCCAGCCTGAAACTATTATGGTGCGCAGTAATCAGAGCACCGCCATAAACAGCGATATTGCAAGGCTCAAAGGAGCAAGGCTCGTGACAAGCGTTGAGCCTAACGAGGGCGTTCGTATCAACGAGGGTCTGCTCAAACAGCTTACAGGCGATGATACTGTTACCGCAAGAAAGCTTTACGGCGACGAGTTTGAGTTCAAGCCTGAGTTTAAGCTTTGGATGGCGACAAACCATAAGCCTGTCATCAGAGGAACAGATACGGGCATATGGCGCAGGATACATATGATACCCTTCACTGTGCAGATACCCGAAGAAAAGATAGACCGCAGGCTGAAATACAAGCTGTCGGCGGAGCTTACGGGCATATTCCGCTGGGCGGTTGAGGGCTGTCTGCTGTGGCAGAAAGAGGGGCTTAAAATGCCTCGTGCCGTCCTTGAAGAAGTGAGGGAGTACCGCCGTGAAATGGACGTTATCTCTGCATTTGTTGAGGATAAGTGTACTGTGGGCAAGGGTCTGAGCGTTAAGTCAAGTCAGCTTTTTGCGGCATATCTTAACTGGGCTGAGCAGAACAATGAATATCGTATGAGTTCAACAAAGTTCGGTATGGAGCTTGCAAAACGCTTTGAAAAAGTAAAGACAAGGTCAGGTGCATATTTTAACGGCATAAATCTCGATAATAATGTGTAAATAATTGCAAATGTGACGGGTTGTGACGGGTTGACGGGTTTTTCTAACCTTTCGTATAAGAAGATAAAAGAATATATATAAAGAAAGAGTTCTTGAAAAACGGCATAAACTCGTCACAACCCGTCACAGAGGGGGTATCAACTATAAAAACAGATTTCAAAAGAATGTCACAAGAAGAGTTCGCACGGTATGAAGATATGGCAATAGACGGCAGGCTTATCTATGACGAGTATCCTGCTGAGGAATATAAGTATTTCTCACAGTTATCAAGACTTGGCTACAAGAACAGGCACGAGGGCTGGTCAAAAGAGATATGCGAGGACAAGCAGGCGGAATACAAGCGGGAATATCTTCACAGTAAAGAGCGAAACGGCAGGTTTTTCAGGCAAGCCTGCATAATGCAGGAGAATATCCGCAGAGGGCAGACAACGGTCTGGAAGATAAACAAAACGCAGGACAAGGAAGAAAAGCTCAAATACGCATTGCAGGCACTGGAGCTGATACTCTGCGACGAGGGGCTTGCAAAACATAACGGCGTAAACTTACCTGAATATGCAGGCTGTGAATACTGCAATGGAGTGACAGAGTGGAGCGAAAAGCTTGGTGCAGACGGCAAGGAAGTCCGTTTTGAGTTCTGTCCTGTTTGCGGAAGAATGATCGAGGAGGGATAAAGGTTGACAATACAAGAAAAGATATCACGCTATCAGCTGATACCAAAGCTCATAGCCAATCTTGAAGAAAACAGGGCAAGGATACTGAATGGGAAAGCCGTATGCTATGACAAGAATGACAGTTCGGCAGGAACGCCCGGTAACACGGCTGAAAGCTCAATGCTGAGTTATGCCTGCAAGGGTGAGAAACAAAAGGAACTGAGTGAAGAACGTGCAAGGCTCACGCAGGAGATACAGTCTGAGATAGACGAAATGTTCTGCAATGAGGAAGCTGAAACCATAGATACTGCAAGGATAATCAAGCTGTATTTCATCAACGGCATATCGGTGAAGAAGATAGCTCACAACTATATTTTCAGAGATTACAAGACGGTGCTGAGAATGTTTCACAATGGCTGTGAGAAATTAAATATACCACACAAGACCACTCAATACCACTTGCAGGAACGTACATAGTATGATATCATTACAATAGCCAATAAGGCAAGCAAACATTTGCGGACCTCCATAAAAAAGTCCGACGGGGCGAAAGCTCCGTATGCAGGTCGAGAGCGTGCCAGCTCAACATCTGCTCCACCATTTACAAAACTCCTTATAATATTTTCACAAGAGGCACTCCTATGGGGTGCCTTTTGCGTTGGAAAACAAAAAAAGGCGGTGCTGAATTGAATAATAAACAACGCTATGAAAATTTACAGCACGGCTTTTATGCTGGTGCAGGTAAATATGATATACCTCAGCTGACAGGCTCAAAGATTACAGATTTTCCTGAACTTATTGGCTTTAATTATGCAAAGACGACAAAGAACAGGCAGAATAAGGGAGTACATTTCTTTCTTGATGATTATCAATTTCTCAGGCTTTGGAACAATCCGACCGCCTATCTTGATATTCTCAAAGGTTTCAGATGTGTCCTTACTCCTGATTTTTCACTATATGCTGATTTTCCGACAGCAATGCAGATATACAATCATTACCGCAAGCATTGGCTCGGTGCGTTTTGGGAAGATAACGGAATTGAAGTTATTCCAACTATATGTTGGAGCGACGAAAAGTCATTCAAATGGTGTTTTGACGGAGAACCTAAGGGTGGCACGGTGGCAGTATCATCTATAGGAACACAGAATGACAATGCTGCAAAAGCCGCATTCATATCAGGTTATGAGGTTATGTGCGAAAAACTTAGACCGGAAACTATATTGTTTTACGGCAATGTTCCAGACGAATGCAAGGGGAATATTGTACACATAAAAGCGTTTCAGGATAAATGGAAAGGAGCCAGGATAAATGGGTGGTAGAGGAAGTTCGAGCGGAATAGGTGTTGCTAGTGGTACAACGTCAGAGCAACGAACAGTTATGAAACGTTTCGAAAATGTTGCTAAAAAAAATGGATATTCAAAACCTGTTTTTAAAAAGCAGGGTGACGGTTCTATCTCGTTTGAATACTCAAGAGCAACCACTGTTCAAAAAGTTCATGGCGGCAGAATGCAATCAGCAGATAAAAATGATATTTATCAAAGAACGAAGACTCATCACGGCACGATCGGTAAAGATGGACTCGTATTGCGAGGTAAGACAACAGCAAACGACAAGCTCATAAAGCTTGGAAAGAAATAACATAGCGGCTGCATTTTGCGGTCGCTTTTGCGTTGCACGGAGGTATACAATGCCAATACCAAGACCCGACCGAAGCGGTTCACACCAACAGCAGTTCCGTATCAACAAGAAAAAGATATATGCTACCCAAACAGTCTGCGGTATCTGTGGAAAACCTGTTGATTTTTCCTTGAAATATCCGCACCCACTGTCAGCTTGCATAGATCATATCATACCCATTGCAAAAGGCGGTCATCCTTCGGACATTTCAAACTTGCAGTTGGCACATTGGTGTTGTAATCGCCAGAAATCTGACAAATTGGTGGAAAAACAGGTGTTTGACCAGTCTCTTGACCTGATTTCCAACCGAATTTTACCACAATGCTACGATTGGAAGAATTTTTAACAAATTATTGACAATATGGGGGGTATGCCCCCTTTTGAGGTCAAAAAAGACCTTCACCGCCGCACTGCTTATATTTCTCGCAGAGTTGAAATAATTGGAAAGGATATACAAGATGAGCGAATACAAAGGCATGGCATATTTGAAAAAGAAGCTTTCTTCAAAGGCTTCGAGGGTCAATGTGCGCTATGACTACTATCACATGAAGAACGGCCTTACTGACATGGGCAAAATGATACCACCAAGCTATAACTGGATGCGTCCTGTGCTAGGCTGGTGTGCAAAAGCTGTTGATACCCTTGCGGACAGAATAGTATTTGACAGCTTTGAGGACAACACTTTCTACGTCAACGAGATATTTGACAACAATAATCGTGACGTGTTCTTTGATTCAGCCATTCTCTCAGCGTTGGTGTCCTCTTGTTGTTTTGTGTATATCTCGGCTGATGAAACAGGCTATCCACGCTTACAGGTCATTGATGGCAGTAACGCTACTGGCATTATCGACCCTATCACAAATATGCTTCGTGAGGGCTATGCAGTGCTTGACCGGGACAACAATTTCAACCCCACCATTGAAGCCTACTTCACAGCCGAACAGACAGAGATATATCGCAGAGGCTATGATGTTGAGATCTATGACAATCCTGCACCTTACCCTCTGCTTGTACCTATCATATACCGCCCTGACGCCGTTCGTCCTTTCGGTCACAGCAGGATATCAAGGGCGTGCATGGAGCTTGTGCAGGAGGCTATGAGAACGCTCAGGCGGTCGGAAGTATCAGCCGAGTTTTACAGTTTCCCACAAAAATATATACTTGGTCTTTCGGATGATGCCGAGAAAATGGACAAATGGGGTGCAACAATGTCCTCACTGCTGACTATCACCAAAGATGATGACGGCGGCAATCCTACTGTCGGACAGTTTCAGCAGCAGTCCATGTCACCATACTCTGAGCAGCTTAAATCTATAGCTTCTCTTTTTGCCGGAGAAACAGGGCTGACTCTTGACGATTTGGGGTTTGCAACATCCAACCCTGCCAGCTGTGAAGCTATCCGTGCGGCGCACGAAAATCTCAGGCTTACCGCACGCAAGGCGCAGAGAACGTTTGGCAGTGGTTTCCTTAACGTGGCTTATCTGGCCGCCTGCGTTCGTGATAACATGGCCTATATGCGATATGCTTTCAGTGACATCAAACCGCAGTGGCTTCCTATTTTTGAACCTGATTCTGCGGCACTCTCGGGTGTGGGCGACGCTATCTTGAAGATAAATCAGGCCGTTCCTGACTATCTAGGCGCAAAGGGTATTCGTCAGCTCACAGGCATAGAGGGTGAAAACAATGGCTGATATCGGTGCAGAACTGCTTGAAAAAATACGAGCTGAGTTTCAAAAGACGTGCAAGGCCGACAAGTACATTCAATCGGTTTTGAAGAAAATAGAGGGCGGCACTGCGAAAATGGAAGAAGTCGCCCTGCTATCGAAACAGCTCGGATTTAGGGTCTCTCAGACTATCGGTGCACACGTCAACGTAGCGGCTTTGCCTGACGGCAAGATGTACTACAACATTGCCAATACCATACTCACGGGCGTGTTGAAAGATAACTACGATATCATCAATTCTGCGGCAACAGAATGTCAGAAAGCCCTTGACAACCAAGCAGGCATAAACATCACACCTCAGCAGGCTGCCTTCCCTACCGAGCGTGTGCAGGCGGTAGTCAATGCGGCTTCTGTACCGGATATTGCAGAAGAAGTGATGATACGGCGAATGACAGCTCCGGCGCAGAACATCACCGAGAGTTTTTACAACGATTATGTTCAAAAAAACGTGAAGTTTCGTTCTGATGCAGGACTGGACTGCTACATCATTCGCAACGATCATGGTGGCTGCTGTAAGTGGTGTTCAAAACTTGCAGGTAAATATCACTATCCCGAAGATGTCCCCAAAGACGTTTACCGCAGGCACGACAACTGCGGCTGTACTGTTACATACCTCAACGACAGAAAGGCACAAAACGTGTGGAGCAAGACCAAGTGGAACGTTTCTGACGATGAATTTGAACGCATGAAAAAGGCTGGGGCCAGAGAGCCTGTCAGACTTGTTGACAAGCCGGGCAAAAGTGATATAATGAAGAGAGTAGAAGAAACAAATAATTATGATGAACTTGAAAAATATTTGAGCAGCAAATACAACATTACAACCGATGACAGCGTAAAGCAGCTTGATTTTAAAACTGTTCGTGAAACTTTAAAAGGTATCGAAAGTGTATTTGACGATTTCCCAGAACTTAGTGATAATATAAAGAAAATAGGTACTGGTAAACATGGAGTTATGTGCTGCTCAGGCGAAGAAATCAAGTTTAATCCGAAATACTATAAAGACGTATCCGGATTTAAAAAGATGTGTGAAGATTCTTCTGCGAAAGGTTGGTGGCCACCAAACAGTTCACCTGCGTCAATCGGCGTTCATGAAACAGGCCATGCAGTTGAATGGCTATTGCTTTCAAAAAGTAATTTTGACTATCCGTGGCAAAAATTATATGCTTGGAATCGTGGAGATATGTCAGGCGGTATAGTATCTAAAGCCGTTAAGAACATCAAAAAGATATCGTATGGAAAAGGCAAAAAGCAGTCCGAATTGATGAGCGCAGTTTCGAGATATGGAGCAACTAAAAAGCAAGAATGCTTTGCAGAGGCATTTGCTGACTGTTTTTCTAATGGTGAATCGGCAAATCCACTTTCGCAAGAAATAGTTAAGCTAGCTAAAGAAAAATATATTAGTTTAAAAGGAACGTGATAATATGAGAGAGATGCCAATATGGTTGGACTATGCGGAATTTGATGATGACGGATTATGCGGCATATCCCCAAATGCACCGGACGAAGTAAAGAAAGCTTACGAGGATTATTTAGCTGAAGAAGAAGAGGCTAAATCAGAAGGTATAAAAATTTAATAATTTTTACCGCTCCGCTACGGCGAGGCGGTATTTTTATACCCAAAATCAGAAAGGACGGATATTATGGACGAAAAAGCAATAGAAATTGTGAAAGATTACATTGGAGAACATCTTGATAAATCAGATATAAAGCCTGATTTTGAAGTTTATACAGTATGGAAATGCAAGGCATTGCAGAACTGGAAATACTTGCTTTCAAGTACTCTCTTTGACGGTATGTATTACGAGTTGACATATAACGGTGATAAGAAAGAATGGTATCTTGATGCATACAAGAAATTTGAGAACAAGGTCATTAGAGGATAATAGTTGTTCAAACATCGGAATCAAGCACCTTAAAGGGTGCTTTTTTCGTACCTAAAGGAGGTAATCCACTATTGAGGATAAGAGAGTCGGCAGGCAGACCCCCACCATATCGGTAGTGTTGCCGTATGAACAGACTAAAGGCAATGAGGCTATCGCAATGTATAACAAATCAGGGCGCACCGCACAGGAATGGCAGGAGCTTATGATGTACGACATTATGGCTGTGGACGAGGAAGGCTTGTGGAAGCATATGAAATTCGGCTGGTCGATACCAAGACGTAATGGCAAGTCGGAACTGCTTATAATGCGTGCGATCTATGGTCTGCAAAACGGCGAGCGTGTTCTTTACACCGCCCACCGAACTACAACATCACATTCGGCATGGGAGAAGATAATCGACCTTATTACAAAAATGGGCTTTCTTGAAAAAGAGGACTTCAAGACTACAAAACAGATGGGCTTGGAGCGTATACAATGGCTCAAAGGCGACGGAATTATCAACTTCCGTACACGTTCCAGCAAAGGCGGACTTGGCGAGGGCTATGACCTGCTTATCATAGATGAAGCACAGGAATACACCACAGACCAAGAAACAGCCCTAAAATATACCGTCACAGACAGTCGCAACCCTCAGACGTTGATGTGTGGAACACCTCCAACGATGGTGTCTGCCGGCACAGTTTTCACAAAATACCGACAGAAGACGATATCAGGCAAAGGCGGTGACGACGGCTGGGCTGAATGGTCCGTGCCAAAGCTTACAAACGCACATGACCCTGAGCTGTGGTATGCCACTAACCCGTCTTTAGGTACTATCCTCACGGAACGTAAGATACGCTCTGAGCTTGGCGACCCGAAAGACGACCAAGTGGACGATAACATTCAGCGTTTAGGATTGTGGCTGACCTATAATCAGAAGTCGGCTATAAGCAAGGGCGAGTGGCAGGCACTTTGTATTGCAGGCAAACCCGATATCAGCAGAGAACTGTTTTTCGGCATCAAGTACGCAAAGGTCACGGATAACGTATCTTTGGCTGTCGCCGCAAAGACAGCAGACGGCAAGATATTTGTCGAGGCTATCGACTGCCGCCCTGTAAGAGAGGGAAACGGCTGGATAATCGCATATCTGCGCAATCCACATATGCGTGAAACCGTCATTGACGGAGCAAACGGACAGTCTTTGCTTGCATCGGATATGAAAAACGCAGGTATCAAGCGCAAGCCTATCCTGCCGAAAGTCGCTGATGTGATCACTTCGTCAGCAGGTTTTGAACGAGGGGTATTCGCACAGAATATTTGTCACGCAGATCAGCCGTCCCTTGAACAGGTCATTGCCAACTGTGAACACAGAGCGATAAGCTCAGGCGGTGGTTTTGGCTATACCTCAATTCTTGAGGGTGCTGACATATCACTGCTTGAGGCGGTGGTGCTTGCTCACTGGGCGTGTGCAAATTCATCAGACAAGAAGAAAGTACAGAAAATAAGCTGGTAACAGTTTATTATATATCACCTACACCGCAGGGTAAAGCGGGGAAAGGAAACACTATGGCAGAATTTGAAGCTATAACAACACAGGAAGCCTTCGACAATGCGATAAAGGCAAGGCTCGACCGCAACACGGACACAGTCAAGAAACAGTTTGAGGGTTACATTTCCCCTGACGACTTCAAGACAAAGACAGCCGACCTTAACGGCAAGATAACCGACCTTACAGGCAAGCTTGCAGAAAAGGATACAGCTATCGCAGACCTCACGGCTAAGAACAAGGCATACGAGACCAGCTCGGTAAAAATGAGAATTGCCCACGAAAACGGTATTCCTTATGAGCTTGCGAACAAGCTTTCAGGGGACACAGAAGAAGCTATCAAGAAGGACGCTGAAACATTTGCAAAGTTTATCGGCAAGAAGCAGACAGCTCCTCTTGGCAGCACAGAACACGATCACGCAGACGGCAAGAATGCGGCATACAAGTCGCTGCTTGCAAGTCTCACAAAGTAAAGAAAGGAAGTAATATTTATGGCAGATATCCTCTCAAAGGGCTCAAAGTTCGACCCTATTCTCGTTAAAGAACTTTTCGACAAGGTAAAGGGCAAGTCCTCATTGGCAGCTCTTTGTGGTCAGACACCTATCCCGTTCAATGGGCAGAAAGAGTTCATCTTCACAATGGATGATGAAGTTGATCTTGTTGCTGAAAACGGCAAAATGACAAGGGGTAGTGTTTCGCTTGACCCTGTTATAATCGTACCTGTAAAGATCGAATACGGCGCACGAATTTCAGACGAATTTCTCTATGCAGCTGAGGAAGAGCAGATAGAAACTCTGAGAAATTTCTCCGACGGCTTTGCGAAAAAGACTGCAAGAGGTCTTGACATTATGGCTTTTCACGGAGTTAATCCGAGAGCCAAGACAGCTTCTGCACTTATCGGTACAAATCACTTTGACAACGGCGTAACTGTGATAAAACAGGACAGCAAGACACCAAAGACACCCGACGCTCTTATTGAGGAGGCTATCGCCGCAGTGCAGGACAATGAGTATGACATCTCAGGTCTTACAATGGCACCGTCATTCAGAGCTGACCTTGCAAAAATGGTGGACACAAGCGGCAGAAAGATATATCCTGAACTTGCGTGGGGCAATGCGCCGTCACAGATGAACGGCATTCAGACTGTAACAAACAATACAGTTTCATTCAATTCCAGCAAAGACCTTGCTATCGTGGGCGACTTTTCAACGTTCAAGTGGGGCTACTCAAAGGAAATTCCGCTTGAGATCATTGAATACGGCGACCCTGACAATAGTGGACAGGATCTCAAGGGCTGCGGTCAGGTATACATCAGAGCCAAAGCATATATTGGCTGGGGTATCATGGACAAGTCCGCATTTGCTGTCATTCAGTCAGCTGCTGAATAAGGGGGCGGCATAAATGGCGGCAGAGTACGCAACTATCGAGGACGTTATAAGGCTCGGTCGAAAGCTCACGACTGAGGAGCAGGAAAAGGCGGCGGCTCTGCTGCCTGTCGCCTGCGCAAAGCTTTCAACTGCCTGCAAGAAGTATGGCAAAGATCTTGACATTATGATAGCTGATGAACCTGACGTTGAACTTGTGGCAAAAGATATCATAGTTCGTGCCACACTGAGAGCTGTTGACTCTATTGCGGACAGCTCTCCTGCGACTTCGCAGGCTTCACAGTCGGCTATGGGCTATTCAGTATCAATGACCTATCTCAACGCAGGACAGCAACTGTATTTTCTCAGAAACGAGCTGAAAGAACTGGGCGTTATGCGGCAGAGATACGGAGCTATGGAGGTATATGACGTATGAGACTAAGTATCAATGGCATACCCGTTAAGCTGTCTGTAAAAACGCAGACAGGCATTGACGGCTTCAAAAGACCTATATACGAAACTTCGCAGGAAGTTGTCGAAAACGTGCTTGTGGGCGAGCCGTCCGCAGAGGACGTTGTGAACGAGATCAACCTATCAGGCAAACGCATAGCTTATGTGCTAGCTATACCGAAAGGCGACACGCACATATGGGAGAATACAGAAGTTGAGTTCTGGGGAATGACGTTCAAAACTGTGGGTATCCCTACACAGGGCATTGACGATAATATCCCCCTTGAATGGAACAAGAAAGTAAAGGTGGAACGCTATGAGTAAAGTTAAGATAGAGCTTGACCACAACGGTATTGCGGCTTTTCTTTGCTCTGCACCTGTTGAAAGTATGGTCAAGGACTATGCTGACAGAGCCGTTCAGAGGCTTGGCACGGGGCATAAAGCGTATACTATCACATGGACAAGATACCCGAAAATGCGCCGTAAGGTTGCTATCGTCAAGGCTAAAACCAAGAAGGCTCAGCGTGCTAATTTTAGAAATAACACACTTTTAAAGGCGGTGCTTGGCAAGTGATAGAGAAGATAATTCTTGACTGGCTGGGGGCAAAGCTTGACGTTCCTGTTTATCTTGAAGAACCTAAAAACCCACCAAAAGAGTATGTGCTTATTGACAAGCTAGGCTCGGCAGAGAATGATTTTATCACATCTGCCACCATAGCCGTTCAGAGCTACTCAGCGAGCCTATACGGGGCGGCAGAACTTAATGCAAAAGTTAAAAAGGCTATGTCTGAAAGCGTGTCACAGGGCGATGTATGCCGCTGTGCGTGCACGTCAGACTACAACTATACAGACACGGAAACAAAACGATATCGCTATCAGGCGGTATTCGATGTAACCTACTACGACGAGGAGTGATAATACTATGGCAAACAACAAAGATTGCGTATCAACAGGCAAACCAAAGGTAGGCGGAGCGGTTTTCACAGCGATCACAGGATCTACGCTGCCAACGGATGCAACAACGGCTCTTGACGCAGCGTTCAAAAGTTTGGGCTACTGCTCAGAGGACGGAGTAACAAACAGTTCTGGCATTTCTACTGAAAACATCAAAGCCTGGGGCGGAGATATCGTTGACACACCACAGACAGAAAAAACGGACACTTTCAAGGTAAAGCTGATAGAATGTACCAATGTAGATGTGCTGAAAACTGTCTACAATGACAGCAATGTTTCAGGCGACCTTGACACGGGTCTGACGATCAAAGTCAACAGCGCAGAGCATGAAAATCAGGCGTTTGTATTCGATATGATACTGAAAAACAACATACTGAAAAGAGTGGTCGTTCCGTTCGGCAAGGTGACGGAGATATCTGACATCACCTACAAGGACAACGAGGCTATCGGCTATGAGCTGACTATCACAGCCACACCTGATGAAAACGGCAACACGCACTATGAGTACATGAAAAAGGGGGAATAGCCTATGCTGACAGGTAAGACAGAAAGCGGTTTTGAGTTTGAAATAGAGGAGAAGACCCTTGACGACTATGAGTTTATCGAAGCTGTCGGTAAGTGTGAACAGGGCGACCCCCTTGCATATGTCAAGGTAGTTGACGCCGCTCTTGGAAGCAAGAAAGAAAAAGCTTTCGAGAAGATAAGAGAAAAGTGCGGCTATGTATCGGCTAAAGAGATAACAAAGCTTATCGTGGAGATCTTCCAGACGCCTAAGACAAAAAACTCCTAGTCCTTGCCGCTGTCATGGAGCGCTATCCTGATGAGCTTGATTGCGATATGGCGCAGTATTATCACATATACGACTTTAAGTCGCTGCCTGCACGAAAGGTGGCGACTTTTCTGTGTGGTCTTGACAGTTCATCACGGGTCAAGCGCAAGCTCAATGATGTTGGCGGTTCGTTCTCTGAAATACTGCTTGCACTGATATTTGACCGCCTGCAATGGATATGCTGGTCGCAGACAAAGGACGGTCAAAAAGGTGTGAACAGACCGCAGTCAATAGCTGAAAAGCTTATAGGCAAAAACGAGAGCGACAGCGAGATAACAGCGTTCCAAAGCGGCGAGGATTACGAGAAAGCAAGAAGAAAAATCTTAGGAAAGGAGGACTAACATGGCAGAAGGAAACGGCACACAGCTGGGCAAAGCATATGTGCAGATAGTTCCGTCTATGCAAGGGCTTGCATCAGAACTGCGAAGAGCGTTCGGGGATAGTATGCCCGATGGTCACAAGTTTGGAAGCTCTCTTGGCGGCAAGGTCGTTTCAGGTTTTGGAAGCACTATCAAAAAGGGCTTTGCACTTGCCGCAAAAGCTGGTATAGCAACTATATCGGCAGCAAGCGCAGGCATAGGCGCTATAGTCAAAAGCTCTGCGAGCGCATATGCGGACTATGAGCAGAACATAGGCGGTATAGAAACGCTATTCAAGGACAACGCTGATACTATCGTAAAGTACGCCAGTGAGGCATACAAGACCGCAGGAATATCGGCTAATGACTATATGCAGAATGTCACAAGTTTTTCTGCTTCACTTCTGCAAGGCTTGGGCGGTAATACTGCACAAGCGGCTGAGATAGCCAATGAAGCAATGGTGGATATGTCGGACAATGCCAATAAAATGGGTACTGACATATCTTCTATCCAGAACGCTTATCAGGGCTTTGCAAAGCAGAACTATACCATGCTCGATAACTTAAAGCTGGGCTATGGCGGTACACAGGCGGAAATGGCAAGGCTCATCAACGATTCAGGCGTGCTTGGGGATTCGATAAAGGTCGATGAAAAAACCGTCAACAGCGTGTCATTTGACAAAATGATAGAAGCTATCCACAAGGTGCAGACCGACCTTGACATCACCGGCACAACTTCAAAGGAAGCGGCAACAACAGTTTCCGGTTCTCTTGGTTCTGTGAAAGCAGCGTGGGCAAACCTTATGGCAGGAATGGGTGACAAAAACGCTGACCTGAAAAATCTTATCAAGGAAATGGTAAGTACAGTAAAGACCTTTGCAAAGAATATTATGCCTGTCATAAAGCAGGCTCTTTCAGGGGTCACAACGCTCATAAGTGAGCTTGCACCTGACATAGCGGCCGAGCTTCCGCAGCTTGTGAGCGACCTGCTTCCACAGCTTATAGAAGCAGGAACACAGATATTTCAGGCTCTCGTAAAAGGCATTTCTGACAACATCGGCACGATAACGCAGGCGGCCATAACAGCCATTACAACTATTGCAACAGCACTTATTCAGAACACAGGTCCTCTTGTGCAGTCGTTGGCAACTATCATAACCACTATAGCACAGGCTTTGCCGACCATTTTACCAGACCTTATCAATGCTATTGTTGAGCAGATACCTACAGTTATACAAGCTGTTATAGATTGTATGCCTGCAATAATTGACGGCACGATACAGATAGTGACCGCTATTGCAGAAGCACTTGTGGATAACATAGACCTTATTATAGACGGCGCAGTGCAGATAATAGATGCACTTGCAATGTCGCTTTCCGACAGTGATACGGCGGCAAAGCTTGCTCAATCGGCACTTGAAATCATCGGCACGCTTACAATGGAACTCCTGAAAAATCTCCCTGACATCCTTGCCGACGGCATACTTATAGCGGTCGAGCTCATCAAGGGCATTGCACAAGGTATGGTGGACTACTTCGCACCTGTTTCAGACGCTTTGTCTGATATGCTTATCGACCTTACAGACTGGTTTTCACGAAAGTGGAACGACTTCAAGGAGTGGGGTTCAGATATGATACAGGCGTTTATAGACGGCATAAAAGAGAAGTGGCAGAGCCTTAAAGATACTGTATGTGACGTAGCTTCAAGCGTTAAGGACTTTCTCGGCTTTTCTGAACCTGACAAGGGCCCTCTTTCAAACTTCCACACTTTTGCACCTGATATGATGGACTTGTTTGCAAAAGGCATAGCAGACAACGAGGACACTATCACAATGCAGTTCAACAGGTCACTGCAGCTGCTTATGGATACGGATATCATACCGCCAAGCTTTTTGGCACTCCCCGAAAAGAGCGTGAATAACGGCGGTAATGATACAATGAACAAGATCATCGCCCTCTTAGAGACCTACTTCCCACAGCTTGCACAGCAAGGAAACATTTATCTTGACGGTGACAAGCTCACGTCAAAGGTGGACGGAAAACTAGGTGAGAGGGTCACAAGCAACGAAAGGAGGCTTGCAAGTGTCTAGTGAATATATAGAATTTGGTGGTAAGAAGTCCACCGATTTCTATTTGGTTATCCAAAAGGACGGCGTTCAAATAGCTCAGCCGGAGGAAAACAGAATAGAAGCCACTTTGCCATTTATGAACGGCTTTTATGACTTCTCGAAAATGGCAGGTGAAAGGACGTACAAACAGCGTGATATCACGATAAAATTCAGCCTTTCTGCAAAAGATGAAAACGAACTTTATCGCAGAAAATGTGATGTTGTCCGCTGGCTCAGCGGAGCAAAGGGTGAGCTGAGGATAAGCTTTCTGACAGACTATCACTTTGTGGGGGCAACAGCTGTGTTTGATACCTCTGCATTTGAGTTCACTTCACGGCGCACCGCTGATCTGACAGTGAACTTCAAGACGTATCCTTTTCTGCGTTCCGACGATTACTCAGATATTGGTTTTGACGACTTCAACTTTGAGACCGATTATCTGAATTTGACGGATATATCGCTGACAGCGGTCAAGCAGACACGATACGCACCTCCTGCGACCCTGAAAGTCTATTCATATGCTGATAGACCCATACGCCCACGCCTTTCTTATAAGCGCTCAGAGGATGATGCAAAGAGTGTGGGCTTCACCTATTTTGCGCTCAATGACAAAGAGATAAGTGCAAACGTATACCGCAACACAGAGAAAGAATTTGACCTTGACGAGCTGACTTTACAGCCTGGTGTGAATACTCTTGCGGCTTATGGCTTCGGCACACTCACGCTCAAACTTTACGAGGAGGCACTCTGATGTTCATAGTAACGATAACAAACGGAGCTGAAAACACTATCATACACAGCGACGGCACAGACCGCATATCAGGCGGCAAGGTTGCAAAGTCTATCAACGCTGTGGATAGTTTCAGTTTTACCATATATCCGAACAATGCAGGCTATAACTTCTTGAAGCCGCTTACAACGGCTGTCAAGGTCTATGATGAAAACATTGGCAAGGACATTTTTATAGGCAGGGTCTTGAAGTGTCCTGACAGCATGGACGAGAGAGGTCTGATATGCCGTAAAGTCACCTGTGAGGGGCGTTTAGGTTGGTTTTACGACAGTGTTCAGCCGTATGTTGAATACAAAATGGTAGGTATATCAACAGTACTTTCTTCGTTCCTCTCCAAACACAATGCACAGGTGGGTGCAGATAAGCGTATAGAGCTGGGACAGGTCACTGTTACGGCAAGCAACAACTACACATATACTGCAAATTGGGACAAGACAATGAACGTCATTGCCGACAAGCTTATAGGAAAATTCGGTGGTGAGATACAGCTTCGTGATAAAGACGGCAAGGTATATCTTGACTATTTGGAGAACATAGGACACGGCACAGATACCACCATAGAGCTTGCGGTCAACCTTAAAACCATATCACGGGAAGTCGATGAAACGGCGGTCATAACACGTCTTTACCCTCTCGGCGCAAAGCTTACAGACAGCGAAAAGCGGTTGACCATCGGCACTGTGAATGGTGGCAAGGATTACATAGAGGACAGCTCTTTGGTCGCAAAGTACGGCATTATAAGCGGTACGCAGATATGGGATGACGTTACCCTTGCGAGCAATCTTCTCAGCAAGGGTAAGGAGTATCTTAAATCTGTTAATCGTGCGAAAGTGCAGTATCAAATAACAGCACTTGACCTCTCGAGAATAGACAAGCACATTGAGCAGTTTGAACTCGGCTGTTGGTACAGAGTAAAAAATAGCCTTATGGGCATAGACGAGGATTTGCGCATTGTGGGCATATCCATAGACCTTGACAATCCGCAGGCTTCACAGCTAACCTTCGGTGACCGATTTGAAACCCTTTCGGGCTTTATGACAGCGAAAACACAGAGCCTGCAGTCTGCTATAGATAACTCTGAGTTCAGAAACAGACAGGTGATAGACAGCAAGATAGAGAATGCGACTAAACTTATCACAGGTGCAGAGGGCGGTCACGTTATACTCGACCCGTCCGAGAAGCCTCAGCGCATTCTGATCATGGACACGGCTGATATAAACACCTGTAAATCCTGCATTCAGCTGAATTATAAAGGTTTAGGATTTTGGACGCCTGAATTGGCAAAAAAGGCTGGGCAAGCCGACGGTGGTTCTGCAAAAGACGGACCATATACGAATGCGTGGACTATCGACGGAAATTTGGTGGCTAGTTTTATAACCGCCCTGACCCTGACAGGTTTGAAGATAAATAACGGCTCAGGCACCTTTTCGGTATCTGAGGACGGAACAGTTGTTGCCAATAGACTGTCGTCAAAATCAGCAGATATAACAGGTGGAACTATCAATCTACAGACATCTAGTGAAACTACCAGTGCCATTCAGCTGTCACATAACGAATGGACAGTTAGAATTAGTCCATTGGAAATACGCATTGACAACGCAAGCATAAGTGGTCACGTTGTCATACAGGCAGGTGCGGTATTCGGATATAATGGCGAAAGACAGACGTTTACGCTAAGTACGGAAGACGGAAGTTTAACTCTTTGTGATGAGAACAGCAAGCCTGCTATATTTTGTCTTGGAAAAACAGGCGAAATTTACTGCAAGAGCATCTCGACAGAAAATCACACACTGAATTAAAAAAGGGGGCAAATTTATGGCAAACATAGACCTTACATCTTTTATCGAAACTGTCCGAAACGCATTTTACGGCCGTGACGTTCGTCAGGCGCTGGTTGACGCACTGACGGCAACAGAACAGGCAGTAAATGACCTAAACCAGAATAAAATAAAAAGCGGCACGATTGAATACACACTGAAAAAGGCAGCTTCAATCGTGCAAATACCGCTGAATTTGGATTTTACGCCAAAGCAGATATGCGTGTCACTGAGGGATATCGGCACGCCTAGTCCATTTCAGAACTATTGCACCCATGTGCAGGTATACAAGGGCGCATATTTCGCAGTAATCTGCATGGGTCCTAGCAATGGCGCAGTGACTGTCAACGTGCCTGCAGGAACGTATAGCATTGACTACATAGCAATCGTATAAGGGGGGGCGCAGAAATGGTAATCAGATTGGACGAAAATTACAACGCAATGACATCAACAGCCCTACTGGGCTACGTCGGTGAAACAAATGCACGCCCTGTGTCTGTCGAGGGCATGGAGATAGACGGAGCAGACCGCTATGTGCTGACGATAGACTACGGTGACGGCACTGTCTATGAGGTCGATATCACAGGCGGCACATGGACGCCAACCGCAGATATCTTGCGTTCAGCGCAGACAATATCGTGTCAGATAGCGGCGAAAAAAATGTCAGGCGATGAATATGTGCTGGTGAAGAAGTCACGCATATTCCGCCTGAGAATAGGTGCGGCTATCGGTGATACGGCTATCCCGTCACCTGATGTGGCGGTGGACGCACTAGACCGCATAGACGCCATAGGCAGACAGGCGCACGCAGATATGCAGACAGCCGTCACCGCTGCAGAAACGGCGACTACAGCGGCTGAAAACGCAAAAAAATCTGCCACAGCTGCAGAGAAATCCGCCGATACGGCAACGCAGGCGGCAAGCCGAGCTGAGACCGCACAGGCATCTGCAGAAACGTCCGCTGCGCAGGCTGAAACGGCTAGACAGGGCGCAGAAACTGCCGCACAGACAGCTCTGGAAAATGCAGACTCCGTTAATCAGCTAAAGGAAGATTTAACTGATTTAAAAACCAACCAGCCTAATTTGTTTTGGAAGACCGGATCTAATTTGCTGGATGAAACACTCCTTGTGGACGGTTCAAGACTTGGGAGTGATGGTAATATCATGAACGACTTCCCAGCTGGATGTGCTACAGTAAATTATATTGATATTTCTTCTCTTGCAGAAAAATATGTAAGTGCATATACTATTGTGAATGGAAAAGCAATGAGGTGTTTCTACAGAATTTCGTTTTATGCGTCTGAATCTAATAGTGGACATCTTAAAACATATTCGGCAGCTGGTGTTGCCGATATGTCACAATCGGTTGTAGAAATTCCCAAAGGTGCAAAATTCATTAGAGTATCTTACAACTATACATCATCTACAGGCGGTAAATTCATGTTGATAAGTGGCGAATCAGACATGAAACCTATCCCTTACGAAAAATATCATTTAAAAATATCAATAGTTCCTGAAAATTTGAATGATATCCTTAACAATTACAATGATATTCTTAACAAATACACTTTTGGAACATATCCACATCACGAGGATAATGCAGTTTTAACCATAAGCAAACTTAGGAATTCTTTCACATTCAATCAAAACGATTTTACGTTTGTGAAAGATGAATTGTGGCTCGCTAAATGCAATACTACCGATTTCTCCAATGGTACAGGAGTTTTTCGGTATAAGTGGGACGGTGAACAGTTTGTTCACATTGGAACAATCAACTGTGATTTTGGGCATTGGAATGTTGTTGACTATTGCGAAGCAAACGACTGTTTGATTTTCGGAAACGGAGCAAATGATTTTGAAACGGAGGGCAATTATTTTGTTGTTATTCCTCACCCATTAGAACTTGGAAATACTGCACTTATAGCCGATGTCGGTATCAAATACAATGTGAATATTGGCTATAAGGTGCAGGCTTTGTGGGGCGATTCCAATCTTGGGGAAAATAACATCGCCGTTCTTTTGTCCAATGATTTGAGAACAATAATTAAAGTGTTGTTGAAACGAGACTCAAGTGGAAATTTTAATGGAGAGTTTATTGAGTTAGAACGGAAAGAAAATCTTTCTGCGTTTGGCATTCAGGGAGCTGACATTTGGAATAACACGTTGTATGTTGGCGGAGCTGAAAGTTCTGGAATGTATACTATAAACAAAGTGTCGCTTTCCGATTATTCGTCAGTTAAAAACAGTGTGAAATATTATAAAAATGACGGAACTCCTTATCTCGGTGTGGTGCAAGGAATGTATGTTGGTGGAGATTATGTTTGGGTTTTTGTCAATACCGATGCCCCCCAGACAGGTAAATGTTGTTTTCTGACTAAGTATCGACGATAATCAGCTAAAGAAGGCTATAATAAACTAATGTTACTCTTGTCGGCAAGTGGATCACGGCGGAGGAGTATACAACAATCACGGGACAAACATACGAAAGCGAGGAACAGTAATGAAAGAAAACACAGCAAAAATCATCATATCAGCGATAGCCGCAGGGCTGTCAGCGTATTTCCGTGTTATGGCGATACCTATAGTCATTCTGGTGCTTGTGATGATCATTGACTACATTACAGGTATGTGGAAAGCAGGGAACAGGGGCGAGCTGTCAAGCCGTGTCGGTCTTAAAGGGCTTTTCAAAAAGGTCGGCTACATATTTGTGGTGGCGGTGTCGGGCGTGCTTGATTGGCTCTTTATCTCAGGACTTTCACAGATAGGCATTGAAGTAAACGTCAGCTTTTACTTCGGTCTTATCGTGACGGTATGGTTTATCATCAACGAGTGCATTTCAATCTTGGAAAATCTTGCGGTGATAGGTATACCACTGCCGTCATTCTTGGTGAAGATAGTACACAAGCTTAAAATCACAGTTGAAAACAAAGTGGATACAAACGAAAGTGAGGAATAGAAAATGACATATGATGAGTTTATCAAGAAGCACAATGGCGTAGCTGTTAACTATGACGGCGCAGCAGGCAAACAGTGTGTAGACCTTGCAACGGCATATTTCAACGAGGTCTTCGGCTCAGGTATCAAGAATTTCTGGTATGACGCACATCACTTTTGGGATTTATTCGATAAGAACACTTGGCTGAAAGCAAATTTCACAAAGGTAAAGAACACGCCGAGTTTCGTGCCGAAAAAGGGCGATGTAGCGATATGGTCAGGCACGTTGAATGGTGGCTGGGGTCACATAGCCATCTGCACCGGTGAGGGCAATACGAGTTATTTTTATTCGTATGACCAAAACTGGAGCGGAAAAGCCTGCACTAAGGTCAAGCATACTTATGACCATATTGCAGGCTTCCTGAGACCAAAGAAACAGAGTAAGATAAGTGTGAAAGTGCTTGACAAGACAGGTTACAAGCAGGGCAACAAAACAAACGGTGTGCTTGCGCTCAAGGAACTGCTGCTTATTGCAAAGGCGGTCAAGCTTCACAACGTAGGTATGGATAAGAATGGTACATACGGAAAAGGTACTGCAAAGGCAGTTAATACCTTGCTGAAAAAGTGGGGATATTATGAGAACGGTATCGCAGGTGTGAACTTCATCAAGAAGCTCAGCGACGAGATTACAAAGAAGATAAAGTAGGTAGAATTTCAGCCGTCTCGGACTTTTATGGGTCTGAGGCGGCTG